TCATTTATACTCTTAATATTATTTTTTGCTCTATTAACCACTTGTGTTAACCCATCTAAAGATAATCCTTTTTCTTCCATTAATAATGGTAACCCTCTCTCTTTTCTAAAACTTTCAGATGCAGCTACTGGTTCTGTAACCTCATCACCACCACCGGGAGCTTCTGTTTCTGGACCACCCATATCAAAATCAGCAACATCCTCACTACCACTATCTAAACCTGGTTCTTCATCCGATGTTTCCTCTGTTTCTGTGGTAGGAGCTTCACCATATAAACTATCTACGGTATTGAATAGTCCTGTTTTTTTAATAATTTCTGATGTTTTTTCTAGTTCTCCAGATAACGCCTTTTCAAATCTTTGTTGTTGTAAATCTAATTTAATCTCTTCATCACTCATACCTAAAATGAATTTTTTAGCCCATGTTGCTGAAACTGGTGCGATACCACTTCCTGGGTCACCGACAGCATCTTTATATAAAGTAATTTTAGTTTGCCATTGCTCTAATTTTAATAATTCTGCTTGTGTGGATGGGTTAGTTAGACCTAATGAAAAATTCTCCAGTTCATCCTCAAACCCCAATACATATAGGTGAATTATAGCTATTTTATTTAATTCTTGGATTACCGCTTTTTGTATTCTATTAATTGTCCTAGCAAATCTAATGTCTAATAACGCTAGATTCTTACCCTCACCAACAACCTCCTCAAAACCAAGAAATGCTTTAGGTATCCTCAAAGAAGCTAAAAGTTTTTTCTGAATATATTCTATATCCGCTATTTCACTTAAATTAGTTGCTCCAGGTAGTGTTTCTATAGGACTAGGAGAAGCCTGGTCTCTAACTGGTATAAAATAATCTTGGTCTACAGCCATTTGATTCATCCTTAAATCTACATTACCGTTTTGTGGGTCTACAACAGGGTCTCTTTTAAATTTATTTGCTACTTTTTGTATATATGCTTCTACATCCTTATCATCCATATTCCCAACAAATACCTTAAATACCCTTCTTTCAGGAGCTCTAGATGTTCGATACACTAACATTGCATCTTCAGCTAAAAGTAATTGTTTCCATATTCTCCTACATTTTTCTAACATAGAAGTACCATACGGTAACCTTCTATCATCACCTAATATCCTAAAATGAGCAATTTCCCATGAATTAAATTTTAAAGCCTTTTCTCTCCATTTAAATTCTACATTATGTGCCTCACCATCATCATTATCCATTTGGTTTAGGTAACTATGACCTTCACTTCTTTCTATTTCTATGTTTGGTAATTGGTTACATCCAATGATACCTTTTTCTGGGTCTATTTTTAAATACACAAAATTATCACCGTATTTACAACAATTTCTAATCCACATAGGTAGATTTGTAGATATATCTAATACATTGTTAAATAGGTCTCCCAAAATAGATTTTATCCTGGTTGATTCTGAAAATATACTTAATATATATCCTTTTTCCGAAGGTGTAGTAGCTTCTTCAGCATAAATGTCTAAAGCAGCAGAAATTTCGGGTGTAAACTCCATAGATTCATAGTCATAGTATGAAGCTAACCTAGTAGGTTCATAATATATAGACTTAGTGTATAGTTCGTTATCTATTTTCTGCCATTGACTGGATAGATAAGCCGATTGTTGCATTTGCAACTTTTCGTTTTCGTACTCCGCCTTAGAAGTTGTTTTTAAAATGTCTTGTGTCCCTACCTTGAATTTCTGGTAGGTAGGTTCTGGTTTATTCGGTCCTGCTGGTCCAAATAATTTACCTAGCCTTTGGTATATTGTTAAGTTTGCCATGTTGTTTAATAATAGAGTTTATAATATAAATAGTAAATCATTCCTTATCGACCTTTTCCGAATAGCCATCCGTAATCTTTATACATTTGTTTACTGTCATTGTTTTGGTTACCTGGTGTACCGAATAACCCCACATTTTGTTGTGGTCTTCTATGGGTTGGCTCATCGCTATCCACCCCACCACTACCACTTGTTGTCCAACTATCTAACATAGCTTTGGTTAGGTTATCCGCTTTACTTAGGTCAGAAAAAGAGTGCTCACCAACGTATAAAGCCATCGCTAAAGCCATAATTAAATCGTCATGTTTACCTTTCATATGGTCAGGTCTCCCATTTATGTAGACAAAGGTACTCATTTCATTTAACAATCTTTTAGACCGTACTATAAATTTATGTCTTAAAGCCTCTTCAAATGCCGATATTATCTGTACCCTTTTATTGTTAAACGCAAGACCGGGTATTTTATTTACAGAGTTAGGGTTATATTTCCATTTATCAGCTGTGTTAACACCTTCAACATATAAATCCTTATAACCTAATTCTTGTAACTTACGTGAAGTGGCCACACCCATCCCACCAGTTATATCTGTAACTACATAAGCTTTGTACATCCCACCCCATTTATATATTATATCTGCAGCTAAGTCAGGTGGTATTTTTCCCAAATACTCAGCTACTTGTATTCTTTCGTCGAAATCTATAATGACAATAGAAGTAAAATCTTCCGAGTCACCCCTACTAACATCACAACCTAAAATGTACCTATGTCCTTCTATTGGTTTCTCCCATATCCACATTTGGTTTCCAACAAACATTTCTTCTGGGTCCCTAACATCTTCGTTTTTTATTTTTTCTATGGTTTCTGTCGATATCACATTATCTCCAGACCCTAGGAACGCACTTTCTAACTCCTGTGCCACCCTCCTTCTATCATATTTAAGTTTTTTAACCATAGACTCAAACCAATCAGAACACGGTTTATAACCTCGGTGTTTTAAATCCTTAAATTTACTTAACTCACTTTCATGAATAAATTTATCTTCATCATAGTCTTCCCTATTCAATAAAAAATGAACAATGTCCTTTGTGTTAACCCAATAAATATCTTTTGTAAATCTAGGGTCATTTTCCCAATGAAGTTCAGAAATCACAAAGCTATTCAATTTTTTTATGGATTGTTCGTATATTTCATAATAAATCTTATCGTATCCGTTTGGTGTAGAAATCACAATTACTTTACCCCCAGTAGAAAGTGAGGCCATACAAGCTGCCCAAAAGTCATCACCAGCTTCAATATAAGCCGCTTCATCGAATATTAGGGTTGTTGGTGTGTATCCCCTTAGAGCATCTACTGAAGTTGCGACAGCTTTAACTTCACACCCGTTATTTAACTTAAAATGTTTTTGTGAGTCTTTCTCTTTAGAGAATCCGACACTAATCCAATCAGGCCATTGATTTAAAAAACCCCTCACTTTGTTTGCAAATTCGGAAGCTGTATCTAATTTGTTAGCAATTACAAGAATTTTTTCTGGTCTGTTTTTAGAAGCAAATTGTAGTCTTTTAGAGACCCAAGCTGCTGTTGCTGTTGACACACCCGCCTGACGATACTTTTTTGTGATATTGTCGTTGTGCTTTTCAAAATTACTTAGCATCATTTTCTGTTCAGGAAATAAATTAAATGGGACGTACCTAGATTGTGTATTATCGTAAGTTTCTAAATACGTTTCAATTGCGTAATTAGTATCTTGTAAACATCTAGCATATTCTTTTATTAACTCTTGTTGGTCCATATACTATAAGTATAATAAAAATTATTAACCTTTTACAAGTTATATAAGAAGTCTTTTTCTGATTTTGTTAAGGATTCCATACCACTCTTATTTATTTTGTCTAGTATAGTGTCCATGTCTAACACCCCAACGTCACTTTTTGGTTGTGGTGGACCTAGGTCTATTGGTTCTTTAGTTTCTCCTGACGCGTCTTCATAGTCCTCATCTTTAAGTTGTTGGATTATGTCGTTTACTATTTTTTCCACACTATCCTTACCTTTTTGTGACCCAGATAGTATTTCCTTAGCTAAAGCCAAGAATGGTTCAGCGTCCATAGATACTATATTATAATATAGGTAATTTTTAATCCTTCCCATATCTCCATTATCTAACAAACTTTCTGGGTATGATTCTGTAAACTTTTCCCAAATAACTGGTCCTAATCTTAGGTCCCAAATCTCACTAGCTACATTATCTGTATCATCCATTATCTCAGCTGCGAATTCAGGGTCAGATGGTAATCCATGTGCTGACATATATTCCATAACTCCTTTCCATAACTCATGTACTAAAACTGGGAAAAACATTCCAGTAGCTTTAATTGTTGGTGGGTCGGTTGTTAAGTCTAGTTCTTCTTTTCCAGCCATAGATTGTTCAGCTCCATCAGCACTCATACTGTCCATATCAGGCATAACCCAATACATGATATCATTAACAGACATAACTAATGAATATAAACCAACTAAATCTTCGTTAATAGCATTTAATTCTTCAGCTACCATATGGTACATATAGTGAGCTTTTTTTGACGAACCTTGTATTAAAGAATTTACAAATCTTCTCTTTTGTTTTTCTAAGTCAAGTTTATCCATCCTTGCTTGTATGCCGTCATCGTCCACTTCAACACCAGGGATTTTTAATTCTTTCTTTTTCTTTTCCTTAGGTTTCATGTCCATCCCACTAAAGTTAGGTTTCTCAATCTTAGCATCAAATTGTAAATCACCTTCTGGTATTGACATTTGGTCTTTGACCAACTTAACAGCTAACTCTTGTAATTCTGGTATATTACTAGATTCTATTTGCATCATTCTCTGAACTGCTTGCATCATCTGACCTTGTATTTGCATCATACTTTGTTGGTCAACTATTTCTAGTCCCGTAGCTAATTTAATTTTTTCTATAACGTCTTGGAATCTTTTTGTCGCGATTAACTCTTCAAAGTTATCGGCTTTACCGTCTTGGTCTATATCTGGAAAAGCTTTATGCCCTCCTAACGGATGTTCTTGTGATTTTAATTTTGCTTCAATATCTGGTGATATTCTTAAATTCCTATCGTCAGTATAATCGATTGGAGCTTCTTTTAATTTATTCTTTTTAGCCATTTTATTTTGATAACTCTTTTCCTAAATTAGTGAACTCTAACCAATCTGGTAATGGTGAGTTTTTCTTTGCTTTTGGTTTTGGTGTTGTTTTTGGTTTTTGGAACGGACCTCGTCTTTTTTTCTCCCCTGGTTTACTTGGTGCTATAGTTGGTGTCTCTAGTGGTGCTGGTGCTGTGGTTGCCTCTGGAGCTCCCATATACTCACCGTCACTATCCCTATCGGTTTCAGTCAACTCTAAACTACCAACTGGGTTACCGTCTAATTTTATGTCACCAGCAGGACAAATATTTAATTCTATTACTTGTTCACTTTCTGGTGTGTTTAAATAACCATTCATATGACCACCATCATCAAAACCATCCACTTCTACGTTCATAGGTGGTACCATTTCTCTTGCTATCTCTACAACATTCGCAAATGAATCTTGTTGAGCTTCGGTACCTACTGTGTAGGGTGAATCGTTACCCATCCCTAAATTTTCTTTTATGGTCTTTATAAAGTTTCCTTTAGTTATTTCTGGTATTTCTTTAGACTCTACTAAATTCAAAACCCACTCCTCCAACATATCACCCTCACTAGCATATTCTGGTAGGTCTTCATAATCTTTTTTTGTCATTTTGGAAGCTAGTTTTTCTGCGGCGGCTGGATTAACAGCGTAAAGGTATTTTTGTTGTGCCTTAGACTCAAAATCTTCTTGTACTTCTTTTTCTCTAAGTAAGGGTTCACCGTCAATACTTACATCTGGATTTCCAGTGTTGTCGGTTTCTATGTCTAATTCTTCTTCAGTAGTATTATCCTCATTTTGTAAGATTGCTAATTCTTCTTCTTTCTTTTTAATTAACACATTTTGTGCATTTTTTGCTGCCTCATCACTAACTGCTTCTTTAAATATTTTTTTATGTAATTCTTTTAATTGAATATCTGAAAATAAAGATAGGGTCCTATGTGTGAACCCTTCATTTATAAATTTATTAACTAGTTGTTTTCTATTGTTTGGCATCCTCAAATTTTTTATCAAATTTTAATATTATATCCCTAGAATATAATTTATCTTTAACTCTTTCTAGTTCATCACCAAAATGAAAAACTAACCTCTCTTCTTCTTCTTTATTTTCACCTTCATATGTTTCCCACCCTAAAGCTATTACACAATCTAGAGCGTGTTCCATACTGAAGTAGTCTGAGTTTTGTACCAACTCCAACTTAATGTTAGTATTATGTAATACCC